CCTCTGTGGGATGCAGCCACTGTCGCAACTAGCGACATTGCCTACATTAGATTTCAAGGCGTTAGCGGAAAAGTCGAGTTCCATTGCGGAGCTCGGCTCACGCAAGATCTTCAAGATCTTACGGACGCTATGGCAAAGATGAAAGGACTCATTGCCAGCGGCGGATTTAACCATCCAGCACGAGTTATCTGGAATGCTATTCCATATTCCTTCGTTGTTGACTGGTTTTTCCACGTTGGCAAACTACTTGATTCGTTGACTGTCCAGCCTTTCGGTGGTCAGTATGACGTAACCGATGTGGGGTATTCAGTAAAATCTGAAGCATCTTACATCGTGCATCAAGTAGTTACGAACCAACCAGGTCCCATAGATATTATCTTAGGGACGGTTGGTGCGCGTGAGTTTTATCGGCGTTCTGGTTTCCCAGCTTCCTCTCTGTTTCTAACAGATGGGAATCTGTCTCCGACACAGCTGGTGCTTGCATTGTCTATGCTAGAACAGCGTAGACGTTAAGCCACTGCTGCAAGTATAGACTACTTTCACTTCCAAAGTGGATGGTGCTAGGTAGCCTATTAGTGCGAGGTGTTCAGATGTTAGCAAACGATATAACGCTTGATGCTGCAAACGGGACTGACGTTGTCTATCGACTGGTTTCAAACTCAGTTGATGGATCTCGTCGCATTGATATAGCGAGTACTCTTGCTCTTCCCGCAGTGCTAAATATAAAGCACTCCGTGACTGGCAAGCCCCCGCTACTCACTGATCGTCACCTGATTCAAATCAGTAAGACGATTCCCGCTGCGATTGGGACAGCAACTTGCGTCGTTAATCTTACGATTACCGTGCCGCGAGATGCCGCCGTCACATCAACAGTGGTCCATGATGTTCTTGCGAACCTCATTGATCTTCTGTTGGACGGTGGATTGTCCACATTGGCGACAAGCGCCAACATCGATGCGTTGCTTAGAGGTGAGTCGTAAGACCACACCTTTTTGCACTTGACCGATGTCGTTAAAGTTCGGTCGCTAACATCTGGCCTTGGAAGACCCACCTGAAAGGGGAGTCTTGAAAAGCCAAGATGAGTTTTATCTCAGCCTTCACTCGCAACTGATTCGGAGCAACCCTCTCGGAACATCTTTATCAGAACGGTTCCTTCGCTACGATCTCGCTACCTTACGGTCGCGGGTTAATAACGAAGGGCTCGCCTTCTTGACCAAGACTCTCCCAAAATTGGGAAAAGCACTTGATCAGGGTTTGGTGAGTAACATGCTACAGATACCCCATGAGTTTAAACGCTCAAAAAGGTACCAAGGTCTGCCTGCTTTTATGCAAGCTTACTTTAGCATGGTCTTTGATAAAGACGGTTCTCTTCTGGACGTCGTATCTCACGAAGCTGTGAAACATCTTCGTCAGGTACTTTATTTCGCGTATAAGCTCGCAATTCCGTATTCGAAATCGGTTGAGCTTGCCGTGATAGACAAGTTCGTATCGATCGATGAGGAGGCAGGCTTACAGTGTGATCCTCTCAACAACTACGTTTTGCAGTTGTCGAAGATCATTACTGAGAAAGTCTTTAAGCATTTCGATGCCAAAGATATTCTTCCGCGTCATGGTCCAGGAGCGGTGGCTACGGGTGAAAAGTATAATGCAAAATGGAAATTTTCCAGGTTGTACGATACTATTCACCAAGTGTACCCCTACTACCAATATTATGTTGGAGGGGGTGCACGTGAACTTTCCGATCGATTGGATTGGTACAAAGGTCTTAAGCGCCATGCAAATGGAGCTGCGAAAGTTGTACTTGTTCCAAAAGATTCGCGCGGTCCGCGTCTTATCTCTTGTGAACCCCTGGAATTCCAGTGGATTCAACAAGGGCTCGGACGGAAGCTGGCTGATTTTCTTGAGTGGGATTCGTCCTACACTCGAAATCATGTCAACTTCACCCGTCAAGAAATCAACCGTGAAATGGCTAAAGAGAGTTCACACTCTCTTCGCTATAGCACTCTTGATCTCGAAGATGCGTCAGACAGGGTCTCACTCGAGTTGGTTAGACGAGTTTTTGCAAACTGTCCAACTCTTCTTAGAGCTTTAGAGGCCTGTCGCACGACAGAGACTAAACTCCC